AGGGTTGAAGCAGTCCTGGACAGGGCCAGAGAGGCCGAGGAAATCGCGGAAACCATAAGTGAGGAGATGGAAGCATGAAAAACATCGAAACATATTACAAAGGCAGCGGCGATTTTGTTGATGCCTATGAGAAAGCGGATCTCGCTGAGATCTCAGACAAGTTAAAAACCGCCGAGATGGCCTGGATGGAGGAATGGCTGGGCCAGGGATCCAAGGATGAGGGCTCTTGCTGCGGCGGGAAGGGGATCCGGATCTGGTACCGAGGCCCCAGGAAGCGATCAGCAGAGCCGTTGACGGTTGTTACCAGCCCCCCATGCCAGGGCAACGTCTCGGCTTACAAGAGCGTGGATCCCGCCCTGGCCTATCTCAAAGACTGCGGCATCGAGGCGACATATTACGATGGCTGGATGGATTGACGGGCATCAGCCCCCATCCCCGGAGCCGGAAACGGTGGCCGGGGTAGGGGCGTGAGAGAAACACTTAATAGGAGGTACTGACCAATGACATTAGGATTTAATCTTTTCGAGGAGCATGAGTTCAACAGCCTATTCCCCGACGCGAAGAACGGGAGAGAGAGCCTCTTCCGCGATCTTCTCTTACGCTTAATCACGGCGGACTATGGCGTCCGGAGCCGCAGTTCTGAGGATCTCCGGGACTACAGGAAGTCCGAAATTGAGGGGCTGGTTATCGCCCTCCACGCCCTCAAGGATGATTGAGGGAGGATAAATATGAAATACGTTACCTATCTGAGAGTCTCCACTGACAAGCAGGGGATCGCTGGCTTGGGTATGGAAGCGCAGCGCAAAGCCGTCGAGGATCTGGCGGCTGCACGAGGCGCGGAGATCCTGGCCGAGTTCTCTGAGGTCGAAAGTGGGAGCAAGGATGACCGGCCCGAGTTGATGGCCGCTCTGGAACTATGCCGGAAAGAAAAGGCGGCGCTCCTGGTTGCCAAGGTTGACAGGCTGGGCCGCTCCGTCGCGCAGATCGCCGTTCTCCTGGAGAGCGAGGTCGAGATCGCCATTGCCGACATGCCGATGGCTGACCGTTTCAATGTCCATATCATTGCCGCTGTCGCGGAACTGGAGAAGGTCAAGATCTCCGAGCGCACCACCGCCGCCCTGGCCGCTCTCAAAGCCAAGGGTAAAAAGCTGGGAAGCAAGAACATCAGGGCAGTCGCAGCAGCTGGTCGAGCGGCGCGCACCGTGAAAGCAAACGAGAACGCCGAGAATGTCTATCCCGTCATCGAGCGAATCAAGTCATTCGGGGTGACCTCGCTGCGGGGGATCGCCAAGGAGTTGACCGAGCGCAAAATCGAGACACCCTCGGGACGCCCTGTCTGGCATCCGCAGCAAGTCAAGCTGATCATCGAGAGAGTGGAGGGCCAATGATGGCAATGAGAAGACATGGTCAAGAGTGGGGCATCTGGTCTGAAGATGACTACAACGTGACCGGCCCCTGGAAGGGGCATAAAGGACCGTTTGGCCGCAACGTCCTCTGGCAATATGGAGATCGAGAGGATCTACAGATCCGCCACTGCGGCCATCCGACAGCAAACTTCCCTTATTACGTTGTCGGGATTGAGGAGATCGAAGGCGCAACATTTCGGCATTTAAAGGCCGCGCAGACAGCAGTGGAGATTGTGATGAAAAGAGAATTTGACAAGTTGGTGCTGGACGTTCTGAAAGCAGATCGGGATCCGGCACATTGGAAGCCGCCCAGATGGATCTGGACAACCCTGGTTGCAATGAAAGTCGCAGCCTTGGCAGCGTTAGTCATCATCACGGCGGTCGTCTTAAACACTTAAAAACTGGAGATTGAAAAATGGTTGGTAAGGTTACCGACAACTGTAAGGCATCTACGTCTTTGCTTCCCGGCATCATGGGGCATTCACCCTGGCAAACACCAAACGAAACGATGGCTCAGATCCTGGCCCATCGAGAGGGAACAGCCGAACTTTGGGATGGAAACGAGGCAACTGGCTGGGGCAATAGGCTTGAGCCGGTGGTCATCGATGAAATGGCGCGCCGCCTCAAGATCCGTCAATACAACAAGGAGATCGACTACGCCATAAAACACGGCACCCTCGAACTGGAAGCAAGCCTCGATTGTGAGGCCGAAGGCCAGGGCCAGATTATCAGGACGGATCCGGAGAACGGGATCTATTGCATGGGTGCCGATCAGATCGAACTGAGCGGCCCTGGCTGCCTGGAGAGCAAGGTTACATCCTACCGGCCCGAGGATGCCCCTGACATGGGCCGGGGGCCGTTACAGCTGCAAGGGCAGATGATGTGTGGCAACTACTCCTGGGGTGGGCTGGGGGTCCTATACCAGGGGGTTTCTCTTAGATGTTTCGTGTTTGTTCCTCATGCGGGAACTGTTGCCGCCATTTCTGACGCTGTAAATGATCTGGAGAATCGGCTGCGCCAGGATCCCCCACGTTGGTATAACATCGAGAACAGTGCAGATGCACTCTTAATCTATGGCGAGGGGGACGATGAGGTTCCCAAGGATCTGGACCCGTCCTTTGCCAAGCTGGCCGAGGAATTTCTGGCGCTCAAGGCGTCGATCAAGGAGGGCGAGGACGCCGTCAAGATCATCAACGCCAAAGTCCAGGAGCAACTCGGCAACCATGTCACCGGCACCGTCGAAGGCTATGAGTTCAAATGGCCGATGCGGCACTCCAAAGCGCAGCCGGAGAAAGTTGTCCCGGCCAAGGAGGCGTCGAGTAAGCGTCAATCCACTATTACCGTGAAGGAGAAAAAGTAATGACCGGAAAAATGTTAGTTCCAAAGACCATGAATGAAGCCATCAAGTTTTCAAAGATGCTGGCGGCGTCGAGCATGGTACCCAAGCAATTCCAGGGCAAGCCGGAGGATATCCTGGTTGCTGTGCAGTGGGGCAGCGAAGTTGGACTGCCGATCATGTCGGCCCTCCAAAACATTGCCGTTATCAATGGCAAGCCAACGATATATGGAGACGCTGCTCTCGCTTTGGTCACAGCGCATCCTCAATATGGGGGGCATCAGGAATGGCTGGACGGCGAGACGGCGCACTGCCGGATCACTCGGCTGGTCAATGCGGAGAAGGTTGACACCGAGAGGACGTTCTCTGTTGGCGAAGCCAAGCGCGCCGGTCTGCTCAACAAAGCGGGGCCATGGCAACAATATCCAAATCGGATGCTACAAATGAGGGCCAGGGGGTTCGCAATCCGAGATGCGTTCCCTGATGCGCTAAAAGGTGTCGGGATAGATGAGAATAAAGGGTCATCTGAACAGACCGCACCCGAAAATCCACTGGATGCAGCTTTTGGGGGGGATACCATCGAAAATGACCCGCCAGGAGAGCCGCCTGTCCAGGTTAAGGAGGCCCAGATACCCAAGGTACCAGAGGAAGCAGAAACCCCTCCAGCGCCCTCTGAGGCCCCTGAGAGCAGGGTTTGGGAACTCACACTGGATGATGATGTTATCGAATGTCTGGATGCCGATATGTGGTATGGAGAGTTTATCGCAGCCATCGGGCGCGCCGCCAATGAGGAGGGGATCTCCCTCAATGACCGGCGACACAATGCCTCAGTCATCAAGAAGGCAAACGATGATACCATCGAGCGCCTTTCTCAGGAGCGCGAGGCGCTGGGGGCAGACATTAAGGATCGGTACAAGAAATTGATCAAGACCCTCTCGGCCAAGGCTAAGGATGAGGAGAGCAGAGCATGATCAAGTTGGGCATGACAAAGCGGCAGACCGAGTGCTTGGGCTTCATCAAAAAATATATGGGGGAAAATGGGATCCCACCGACAAACGATGAGATCATCGCAGCCCTCGGACTGAGGGCCAGATCGGGAGCCGTCAGGCTGCTGCGCGGCCTGGAGGATCGAGGCCAGATTATCCGGATCAAACATAAGGCTCGATCCATCGCTCTGGTTCCGGATCCCGATGAGGAACTCAAGCAGCTGCGCGAGATCAAAAGCGCGGCTATCGAGTTCCTGGACCGTCAAAAGAATTGGCGTGAGCAAGTCGCGATGTATGGCGACAGTGTTAATGAGGAACAGGCGATGCAAGTAAGCGAGGCGTTCAACCGCCTTGGAAATCTGGTGACCGCATGAGGCCCCCGGTAGAACTGATCCTCAAGCTGAAACGTGAGGCTTGTCAGATCCTATCGAACCCGAACTCGACATCGAGCCAGCGGGATCTCAGTCGGAGGTTCCTGGCGCAACATTAGTGATCGCTTTCTTCTTAAATCCCCGGCAATATGTAACGACTTGTTCGCCTTCTTCTCCTTTTGAACCTGCGACCTTCAGGTTATGAGCCTGATCAGCTAGTAATCATAGACCATGATAGGTCACGATACCCTTGAATTTCTGCCATTTCTAGCATGATGCCTTATCATACTTACAGCTGATTACGGTACATTCGCTTCGAGGATTCTTCGAGGAAACCATAACCTGACGGTCACAGGAGCCGGTGACTATGAGCTACATTAAAGAGCCAGGCGGGGCTTGCTGAGCTACCGGCGTTAAAAACAACTGACGTTCCGCTTCTCTCCGGATAACCAGGCCACGTAATATTTTTCCTGAAGCGCGGCGCCACTTAGGAAATTCGTTTGCAGCCCCTAACCTTTCCTCTCTATTGAGCTTCGCTCTTAAAGTGGATGCCTGAAGCCGACCGCTTCCAAGGTTGTAGGTAAAACTACATAATGCCGAAAATTCATTCTCGTTGAGTTCAACCCAAATTAGCCTTCGGATGTCTATCTCGACTCGATCCAAGTGCCTGCGTAAAAAAACTTTGGCCTCATTTCTGGTGACCTTCTGGCTATCCATCGTAACTCTTTCACCGTCAGGATAAACAGTCGTCCCGTAACCGATCGTCGCATAGCCGGCAGGGCATCGATACGGCGTCGGCAAGAAACCTTCCGAGGCGGTAATGATTGATAACCCGCTTGCATTGATACGCATTAGTCTACAACAAACACAATAATCACCTAAGCCTGGCAATAGCACGTCCGCCAAACCAGAATGATATGACTGCGGCAAAAAGAGCCTTGGTTTCTTGGTCCCAGATAGTTTGAACTGCGTCCAATCCTGATATACCGGCGGCGGTGAGCGAGAGGTAGGCGGCGACTTCGACAAAAATGAAGAGTAGGAAGAAGGCATAGGTAATAGTAGGGCGAACAGTAGCGCGATACCCATCGATGAGATTGCTTCCGGTGGGTTGCATGCTTTTTTGAAGCGCCTCAATTTCTCTAATATCAGCCTCAACATTGACCGCCTCCAGTTTTTGAGTCGCCAATTCTATTTGTTGCCGGATCTGCACCTCCATGACAGCAAGCTCATGCTTTTTATCTTGCTTGTCCTGAAAGAAATCCATCACCTTCGGAAGGAAGGAGGTGCCGAAACCCAGCAAGGAACCCAGAAGACTCAACATTATTTCACCTTATTTCCTTAAACCCGATAACGGATTTTCCAATGCTTTCTTGATTTTCCCGTCCACTCGTTTGTCCAGTTCTCTCATCTCATCACGCAGGGCTTCTCTTCGCGTATCGAACCTCGACGAACTGTCGGTAATCATCTTCCTGACTTTAGCATCGTTCTTGTCAACGCTCTCGCGCACCAGCCTGAACGTATCCTTGCCACGCCGATCTGCAGCATCAACTTGTTTTTCGAGACGCATTATGTCCTGTTTGAGGCCGTTCTTTATATCCCGCGTATAGTCGGTAGCTGCCCCAACCGATTCCTTTACCGCTACCATTTGCTTGGACAGTACAGCCATCCTCTTGTCGAACCCTGATAAGTCCGGCGCGGTATAGGAATTAATCTTTTTTTCCATCGACTGATAACGTGTGAATAGCTGGAAACCGCCCCACAGGCTACCTCCTATCGTCGCCAATAATGGGATGATCAACAGCAGTTTGCTTCCGCCTACTACCTTGATTCCCTTAAACTCGACTTCTGCCATCCCTAGCTCTTGTACTGGCTGTCCACCAGGGCTTCATGGGCCACACTGCTTCCGCCAAACATGAAGTATTGGTTATAGTTGTTGTCCGAGATGACCGCATCAGGGATTCTGGTCAGGGTGAACAACCTCCGCGCATGCTCATCTTTAAGCGCTACGGTCGTAGCGAAGAACCGCTTGCTGTTCCCAAGCACGTTCATGACCACGATGGTTTTCAACTGATTGCCGCCGTCATATTTGCCCCGATCGCCCATCTTCTTGACGATTTTATTCGCCGCCTTCTGTTTCTGCTTCTGCTTTACCTCGGCTGACTCATCTTCGCCCTCATCTGTATCCGCTTCCGTAGTCTCCGCAACCTCGACCTCTACTTCAACTTCTTCCGCCGGGGTGGTGGCTTCCATTTCGTCGTTGATCTCCGCTTCGATCTCAACCTCGACTTCAGCTTCTGCTTCAGACGAAATCTCCGGTTCCGGGGCGTCCATAGTAGGGGGTTCGATCTCGGGCGGCGGGGCCAGATCGACCTCCACCATTTCCATATCGTCACCCATATCTTGCGGTTCAACGGTATCAGTACCGTCAACATCCATAGAGGGTTCAGCGAGGGGATCGTCTTGAAATTCATCTTCCACATCCACCGTGTTAGCGATTATATCGTCCACAACATCATCTACACAGGTGTCGAGAATGTCGCAACTCACCGTAGCCATCAATTCGGTGTAGGTAGTTGACTCTGATATCTCCGTAGAGATTTCATTATATAAATAAGTGGTGAATACGTCATCGAAGCGGGGGCCGTACCACCCAGCCCAGTAACCGGCGTCCACTCCACTCATCGTGAACAGAGCGTTATCAATCACGTTACCAGCACCTATGTGGAGTGTTCCTGTCTGCACTTGTTGTACTGCTTCATTGTCGGTCATGGTAGTCGCCCCTAATGAGGAGCCAGATGAGTTGAAAATCTCTAACTTGATTGTCCATGTATCAGGCCGTTGACCACTGAAAGTTCCTGTACCGTAGGAGTTGTTACGGCGATTGTCTACATTGGCTCCAAAGCTGAATGTTATTCCTTGATCTGTTTCAATAGAGCTTATATCTGAATCCAGTAGGTCATCACTATATAGTGTCTGCGTAATCTTTCCCAGGCCATAGGAAGTCTTGAATCCAACACTGGCATCGAATGCACACCCGTTACCGCCACAAGCTACTAGGGTCCAGTCAGTACTGGTGCCACCTGTAAACGAGGGATTAAGATTCACGTTGCTTATAGCAGTTTGAGTCACAGTTGTTATCGTTGTTGTCGTTGTTACTGGAGTCGTAGTGGTCGTAGTTTGTGATCCATCGTCATTACTAACTATGACATCTGTTGCTGTACCAGTAGATGAACTTGTTGCAGTTCCTGATGTAATCGTATTGGAGTCCACTCCATCACCAGCTTTAGAAGAGGAAGAAAGGAACACCAAAAAACATAGCGACGATACCGATAGCAATACCGATGCCGTTGAGATATATGAATACATCTGGCTCTTCGTCGTCATCTGTTATTCCTGATCCATTACTTTTTTTTTGAGGTCACTGCCTTCTGGAACATCGTCAGGGTTATCCAGCCAAGATTGTTTAGCATCATCCCCAATCTGTCCCTCATAGGGACATGGTGTACCAGCCATCCACATGCCATCAAAGACTCTAGCATCTTGGCAAAG